CAGCGTTCAAGCCGACAACAGCACCACACTTGAGGGTTTGGTTGGCGGCCACGGTGACAACGTCACGCGAGTAGCGGCCAATCTCATCCTCTTCATACAGGAGCCAGTCACTGGCGCGACCCGGCTCGTTCTTGACAGCGGAGACCATAATGTCTTTCCTTTCGTCTATGGGTTAAGGGACAGCGGGTCAGGCTCGCTTGCTGAATTGTGCTGCGCGCTTTTCAGCGTCAGCCATCAGCGGGTTGCTTGCGGGTGCAGTGGTCTGCGCGGGTGCGCTGCCACCGTTGGCCTGGTGTTGGAACAACGCAGCGGTCTGCGGAGCGGAGGCACCGCCAGCAGGCTTCTTGAACTGTTCACGCATCACCTTGGCCGTGGCGTCAAACGCTTCCTGCGGCATGGCGCTGAACGCCTTCGCTTCTGCGTCGTCTGCCTTGTATTCGCGACCGATGTCGGTGAACAGTTGCTGAACAGCAGCAGCACGGGCTTCAGAACTGAATTTGGTCAGCTTGTCGGTGGCATCCGTAAGTTGCTTGCTCAGGTCGTCCTTGCTGGCTTGGAGCGATTTGTTCTCGGCTTCCAGCGCAGCAACGCGATCTTGAAGTTGCTTCAAGTCCATTGCGCTTTCTCCTTGTGAAGAGGGTGAAGTATCACCGCCTCGCGACATTGCTGCGGCGGAAGTATTCGAATCCCATCCGGTGGCCGTGAAGCTCACCTCGACGATTTTCGAATTTTTGAACACAGTGATTGGGCCAGCAAAGGTGTGCCCGTTGACCACTGTGTTGGAGCCCTGGAGCACTTCTTCAATGCTGCCGGGTTCAATGTGGACGCTCATCTGCCACGGGAAGCCTTCGTCTGACTCCTCCGCCACTGATGTGCCGTGTTCGTTGCTGAGCAGGTTGCCGCTCACCGTGAGCCCCACCTCGTTGCTGATGCTGGAGGCGGTCACGTAGCCGCACCGTTGAGACCGACTGTGGTCAATCAACGCGGGCAGTTTGTCCGGTATGCTCAGGGTGGTCAGGTCGAACACCACGCTGCCCCAGTACCAATGACCAGTGATGACGTCGCCCGAGTACGCCACGCCGCTGAACTTGCGCTGGCGCTTTTCGCCCGTGCCGTCCATGCTGAACTTTGCTTGGGCTGTGAGCGAGAACTGCCGGTTTTCGGCGTTCAGTTCTCGCTTGGTGGCATCTGCCATGGTTGAAACTCCTAAATGTCGGTCTGTCGTTCGTTGCTGGCGCTTATAACTGAAGGCCGGAGCAAAGTAAAGCCGAAGTTGCTATTTAGAGCAAATTTAGCCCTTACCCACCCCGCCCTGCAGCCTTTTGCTCAATAAGTGCACCGCTCTGCTCTCTGCTGCTCAGGCTTTGCGCTTAGGAGCACCGCTCAGGTCACTCCCGGCCTCATCTGCCTGCTCTTTGACCTTGGCCTTGGCCTGCTGAATGGCCTTCTTCAGCTGAGGCTGCTCGCCCTCCAAGTCCTCACCGAAGGCGTCCAAGCCCTGACGCACCCCCGCGCCGTAGTCCTCGCCGGGGTTCCAGTCCCAGCCTTCATCCGGGTCAACCTCCGGGGCTACGGGCGTGACCCCGCGCTTCTGGGCTTGCTTCTCTGTCAGGCTAATCACCGTGCACCGGCAACGGTAGCCGGAAGGCGGGTAGTGCGTCTTCCACCAAGGGTCATCGTGGTGGAGCACAGTGTTGTCCATGACCAAGTGGGAGGGGCGTGTGCGGCTGTCGTTGATGGCGTCATACATCAGATAGGGTCGGCTCGAGCTCACTGTCTTCTGCTGTTGCCAACGCCCCCGGTTGTACGCCACCTGCATGTTGGTACGGAAGATGTTGTCCAGCCGGTGCGCTGGCAGGTCAACGCTGGTGCTGCCGGACTTCACAGCCTTCTGAAAGTCCTTGAGCGTCTTGCCATTGCGCAGAGCGTCGGCCACCAAGTCAATCACGAACTTGATCTGCTCCAGGCTGGCCAACCCAGCAATGCTGACGGACTGGCTGCGCTGCATGCCCACCAGCTTGCCATAGTACTCGTCCGGCAGCACCACGTTCCGGCTCTCCGCGTACTCAATGGCTTCAATGAAGCTGAGTGCGGTGGCCATGTTACACCTTGCCTTCTGCGTGGACGTAACCCAGCACGTCAGCAGCGTAGAGGGCGTGCTCCAACGTCACCGTGAATTGCTCTGTGCTGACCTTGTCACCCATGAGAGCGAACAAGCGGTCAGCCAAGTCCTCTGAGGACGTGGCAGCCAGCACCGCAGAACGAACCTGCGCTGGGTCCAGGGGCAACCCACCCTCACCCAAGGATGCGTCGGCCTGGTCTTCAATCAGCTGTTGCTGCTGAGTGAACCGCGTGCCGGAGCCGTGCTTTGTAAAAAGGTGAGGAGGCGTCTGAGCAGCCTTGGCTCCGGTGCCAGAGTTCGGTGTAGCATTGGCATCGCCGGTCTGACCGGGATTAGCTTCACCGCCACCTTGAGGCTCGGCTGGAGGTAAGCCGGCAACCGGGTCTTCGCCGCTCAGCGTGAAGTCCTCCTCACGTAAATCGTAGTTGTCTTGAAAGTAACCTTTCTCAAACCGCACACCCACCGCGTACAGGTCTTTGTCACGCGTGGCGCGTTCCTTCTCCAGACCCACCTCGTCAGCAAACACCACCTCGTGCTTGACCCACCCGTTGAGCTCACACAAGGCGTCCACAATCTTCTGCATTGTCGGCCTCACCAGCATGATGTCGCTGTTGCGCTTGTCCATCCGTACCGCGTCGTGCACTTGGCCCAGAGCACGGTTGCCGCTACCGCCATCAGTGCCGGAGGTCAACGTCTGACCCAGCACCACCTTCTGAATGCGGCGGATGACACTATTCTCAAACATCTCAAACGACTGACCGCTGTTGCCTGCAGGTACGCCCACGGCTTCCACGCTGTCCTCTTTGTCGATGCCAATCACCGCTTGGCTGTGAGCCAGGAGCAGTGCCTTGACCATCTCCTTGGGGTCACCGGACTTGCCCACCAAGAGCGGAGCCCCAAAGCGTTCAAGGAACTTGCCCCAGAACTTCCAGCCGTTGTTGCGGAAGTACCAAGCCCAGTAGAGCCTGCTCAGCAACGCCTCCCCGTAGGGCTGCATGTACGTCGGGCGTGCGCGCGTCACGAAGAACTTGTAGCGTTGGTCGACCTCAATGCCTACGCCGCCGCCCGAACCGTCATCAGGGAAGTACATGAGCCGCCCGTCGGGCTTGGGCTCAAACCAGCTGAAGGGCTTTTCACCGAGGTACTTGACGCCAATGACTCCGTCCTCGCGTCGGTAGTACACCGCCTCCATCACGCTGTACCCGTAGAGCCGAGCCTGCCAAGCGCCACTCGCTGCGTCCTGAAGTACCGGGGCAAGCACGTCCATGATCAACTTGCCTTGTGTGGACTCGCTAGGCTCTACCCGCAGGGGCGTGGCCAGCATGGCGTCCAAGCGGGTCTCACACGCCTGAGCAATCTCATCATCGTACATCAAGGTGCGTAGGCGGTCACGCCGAATACCGGCCTGCTTCAGCACCTCGTCCAAGTCGGGAATCTTGGTGAGCAGACGCACCAGCTGAGTGGTGGCCTCCTCTTCATACAGCGCCACCTGTGCGCCGGGGTTGGAACCGTCGTTCACCGTGCCCGTGGCAGAAGGGCGGGAGAACAGGCGGGTAAAGAAGTTTCGGTTGCTCATACAATGCTCCTAGTTGAAAGTGCGGCCACCACCTGTGTAGGGTGCAACCGAAGGTCGTTTGAAATTCTCACGCGTGGTGTACCAGTTCACGCCCTGAGTCCATGCGTCCACGTCGTCATCGTTCTTGACGCCAGGGAACCGGGCAAACAGGTCAACAAAGTCGTTGACCCACTCACACCCCTTCAGCGTGGGGCTGGGCAGGAAGAAGTTGCCTGCCTCGTGCTGCGGCTGTACAGCGTTGGCCCGAGCTACCTTGCCCCCCTGAGGGCTGATAGGCGTCAGGCCGGGTACGTCGTCTTCCAGTGCGTCCAGTACCGCTGGACCATTGGCTTTGTCCTCAATCAGCACGGCAATTGTCTTGCGCGTGAAGGGTGAGCGGGCGTGTTCGTTCAGGATGCGTGTCTTGGTGGCGCTGAACCCCATGCGCTCACATACTCGGGCCAGCAGGTACTTGTTGGCACCCTTCCGCCCAATGCAGTGCCCAGCCACGAAGTCCGTACCCGTGCCGTCCTTGAACGTGCAGTCCCAACTCCACACTATCTCCTCCATGTCGGCTGCCATCTGCTCAGGTGGAACGTGATAGAACTGCCAGTCCTTCACCTTGAATATCGACCCCTCACGGCTGGAGGGGTTCTGCTGCAGCTGTGCGTTGGTGTGGTACTTACCCAAGCGGTCTTCCATCTCCCGCACCGTGGCGTCGTCCAGGCGCTCAGGTGCCATGAGCTCACCTTCCACCTTCCGTGGGTCTTGGAACCCCAGTGACGTGGTCTTCCGCAGGGCTGGATCATACCGCATGGGCAGCACCAAGTGCTCCCAGCCCTTCTCATTGGCCAGGATGTACCCGGTCAAGTCCTCCACGTGGAGGCGCTGGTGCACCACGATGATGGCGTCTTCCTTGGGATTGTTCAGGCGCGTGGACGCTGTACCCTTCCACCACTCAATGGACTGAGCGCGGGCAACCTCAGAATCGGCCTCGAGTGCGCTCACAGGGTCGTCAATGACGATGCGGTTGCCCCCGAAGCCCGTACCCGCCGCATCCGTAGCGGTCACCACCCGGCTACCCTTCCGGTTGTTCTCATACCGGGTCTTCACGTTCTGGTCCGTCGTCATGCGGAACCTGGTGCCCCAAGCTGCTTGGTACGCGGGTGACTCCATGATGCGCCGGGAGTCCACAGCATCGCGGGTGGCCACGTCCTTGGCGTAGGAGGCGGTGAGATACTGAAGGTGGGGCTTCTCCAGCCACTCCCACGCAGGAAACGCCTGTGAGATGATAGTGGACTTCAACATCCGGAAGGGAATGTTGATCACCAGCCGCTTGATTTCACCCCGACTCAGCGCCTCCAGGTGCTCGCATATGGCGTGCACGTGCCAGTTGTCCACAAAGGGCGTGCGCGGTTGTAACACCGGCCAAGCGTAGTCCCGCAGGAAGCGCCAGAGCGAGCGTTCGGCCTGTACAGCCTTCACCGCTTCCATCCGCGCCCTGAGCTCTCCTGGTGTCATTGCGTAGCTCCCAACAACTTGGCGGCCTGAGCGTACAGTGCTTCCAGGCGGTCCAAGTCCTTCTGAGGTAGAGCCGCCACGTCCTGAATGCCAATGGGTGCTGCGCCCTCAACGCCTTGGATGGCCACCTTCTTCGGCGTGAAGTACGGAGCCGCCTTGTTGGCAGCGTCTAGTCGGGTGTGGAGCGGCAAGCGCGGGTCTAGCGCTACTGCTTTGAGTAGGTCAGCTGGTTGGGACACCCCGCCCCCGTTGAGAGCCTCGCTGAAGCGTTCTTGATCCTTGGTGTGCAAAGCCTTGAAGCTGAGAGCCACGTTGTGTTCGTCCACCAAGGTGCCCGCCTTGTTGCGGAAGACGCCTGGAATGTCGGTGGGCGTGAGCTTGACCTTTCGGGGCGTGATGTTGCGGGTAGCCATTTGTCGTTTCTCCGGTATGACTTCTATGTGCGCGCAGCTTATACCTTAGATGCTGAGTGGCCGTCAAGCCGATATTGCCGGAGACGTTGGGCCGCAGCGGGGACGAGCTTCACATCTGCGTGTTTGCGTGAACCGGATACCCGCGCACGCTTTCATATCCGGTTGTGCTTTTTAACGCAATTGCGTTATTCTCTTATTGTGTATTTACACAGAGGTAGAGCCTCCCAGAAACTTTCCTGCCGTGTGTGTCAAAAGCGGGTATCAAGCCCCAGATGGTACTTCGCGTGGCAGCTTTGAATCGTAACTTCACATTTTCAAAAAACATGAAGCGCCGTAAGTGGTGATCTCTACAACAAAAACACCTTGTAGGACTTTCAGTTACAGATACTACCTTACCCAATTAATATCAAGTCAATAAAGAAGTAATGATTGGGATGCAGGAGTAGCGTCCCAACTTTTTGAAGTTTGTGAAGCTGTTCTCTTCCATCGTCCAGCCCTCGGGTTCGGGTTAGGGTCCGTCCCTCCAATAGCGCCAATAAATACAGCACTTAGACACGGACCACCGGAGAACCGGAGACACGGAGCACACGCAGAATCTCAAACCCGAGCTTCACAATTCAACCTAGCAGATTGCAAGTTCGCGGTATTTAGGGCACAACTTCTACCGCACGGAGAACCTACCTCACGCAGAAACGCACACGCTTAACCCACGCTTGATCCCTATGAATAAAGGCAGTATGATACCGCACTTTCAACCCCGTAACTTGGAGGCGTACTCATGGCTCACCCGGCAACGCAGCTGTTGCACCCGACCTTCCAGAACACAAAACAAGCTGCAGATGAAATGGCCCTACTTCACGCCGACCTACTATCCACGTTCACCTACACCCCGGATGAAGGATGCTTCCGGTGGAAGGTACGCCCTAGCCCCCGCACTTCAATTGGCAGAATAGCCGGGTCAGCTACCAAGCAAGGCAACGGCACCTCTATACCTTGGCACGGTAAGTCTTGGTCAGAGGCTCAACTGGCAGTGTTCTACATGACTGGGAAGCTGCCGTTGGGCAAGGTGAGCCGCTACGACGGAGTGACGGCAGTAAGCCGGTTTGAGAGCCTGCTATATACGCTCCCGGACGGAAGGCGCTTTCAAGGCAGCAAGGAGATTACACCCCATGAATAACATAGCCTTGACGCACTCAACAGCGGTAGCCTATACTACACGGGCTTTGCGGAGCGGTCACCGAGTTACGGCGGCTGTTCCTACCTGGGGCGTTCTGTCGGCTCCTGCCAGTGGGGCGACCGCTACCGCAAAGCACCCACCTCGTAGCTGGGGAGGGGCCGTATGACAGCCTCCGCCAAGAAGACCAAGAATGGAGGAGCGCTCACCCGTGAGGACGTCCACCAACGCATGTTGGACAAGCTAGGACAATCCGCTCTGGACGAGGAGGACGCTCGGCTGATGAAGCTAGAGCCGCTCACAGGTATGGGCATGAGGTCACTCAAGCTGCCCGAATTCCCCGCTTTCAAAATCCCCTACTTCACCTTGCAAGGCAAGGTTGATAAGTTCTTCCGTGCCCGGTACGTGGTCAGCACCCTGAAAGGGTTTGACGCGGTGGCCGGCAAAAAGCCCCTCCGGTATGTTCAACCCGCCAAGAGCAAGTCCGGAGTGTACTTGCCCCCGTTTGTGGACTGGGTTGAAATGGCCGCTGACGCCACTCAGCCCTTGGTCATCACAGAAGGCGAGTTGAAGGCCGCATGCGCTACCAAGTACGGGTTCCCCACCCTAGGGCTAGGCGGTGTGTACAGCTTTCAGAGCAACGCTCACAACCACATGCTGATACCCGCACTGGCGGAGTTTGCGTGGGGTGAGCGCATTGTGTACATTTGCTACGACAGCGACTCCTCCACCAACCCCAACGTCCTAGCTGCAGAACAACGGCTGGCGCAACGCCTGACCGAGCTAGGTGCTTTGGTACACATCACCCGGCTACCCGCCCAAGAGGAACTGTCCAAGTGCGGCCTGGACGACTTCATTGTCCTGCGGGGCGCAGAAGCGTTTGCCGAACTGTTGGACAGCGAGAAGACCTACGCCTACGACGCTGCTAAGGTGCTACACGGCCTGAGCGAGCGGGTGGTGTACGTGCGCGACCCCGGCATCATCTGGGACCACACCTTGAAGCGCCGCATGAGCCCTAGCGACTTCACGGCTCACCAATTTGCCAACGTCCACTATTGGGCGGAGGTGTCCATGCCCAAGGGCGGCACAACACGGGTGAAAAAGCCCGCGGCCCCTGCTTGGCTTCAGTGGGAGGCGCGTGCGGAGTGCTTGGGGTTAGCCTTCCGCCCCGGTGCCGCCCGCATCACGGAGGACGGCTACCTCAACACGTGGACAGGCTGGGGAGTGACGGAGCCCATAGCGGGGGACGTCAGCCCTTGGCACGAACTCATGGAGCACATATTTGCCGGAGCACCCGAGGCACGGAGGTGGTTTGAACGCTGGACAGCGTACCCTATACAGAACCCCGGTGCCAAGCTGGCTACCGCTATGGCCGTGTGGGGGCCAACTCACGGTAGCGGCAAGACGTTGATTGGTCACACGTTGATGCGGGTGTATGGCACCAAGCACTCAGTGGAACTCAAGGACGCGGACTTGGAAGACGACCGCAACGAATGGGCTGACAGCAAGTGCTTTGCGCTGTGCGACGATATCACCGCCAAAGGCGACCGCAAGCTGATGCGGAAGCTGATGACCATGGTCACGCAGAAGATGCTGCGCATCAACACGAAGTACGTGCCATCCTACTCCCTTGAGGACTTGATCAACTACTACTACACGTCCAACGAGCCGGATATGTTCTACATGGATGAGAACGACCGACGCTTCTGCGTGCATGAGACTCAGGCCGGCAAGTTCCTCAATTACAAGCGGTACGTGGCGTGGCGTGACAGCGACGAGGGCATAGCCGCCTTGTGGCACTACCTGTTGAGCGTTGACCTGGGGGACTTTGACCCGCAAGCGCCTGCACCCGTCAGTGACGGCAAAAAAGCCATGATTGACATGGGCAAGAGCGAACTGGGTGCGTGGGTGCTGGAGTTCCGCCGCAACACGGACTACATGCTCAAGCAGGCGAATATGACGGGTGACTTGTTCACCATGAAGCAACTCCACGCGTTGTACGACCCCATGGGCAACAAGAAGGCCAGCCCCAACGCCTTGAGCCGCGAATTCAAGCGGGAAGGGTACAACCCGTGCTGCGCCGGAGCGCCGGTGCGGTTGAGAAACGGTCAGCAGTTGGTAGTGTGGCCAGTGCGGAACTTTGACAAGTGGAAGAAGGCACCGTGGGGTGAGGTCAAGGCCGAGTATGAGAAGCACACCACCGTCAGCGCCAGCAAGAAGTTTTAACAGGAG